ATCAGGTGATATTGATATTGCAGATGGTGATAACTTTATGTCTATATCAAGATTTATTCCTGATTTTAAAAATCAAGTTGGTAATGTTGATATAACAGTTAAGTCACGTTCTTACCCAGCATCATCACAAACAACACACGGACCATACGTCGTTTCAACTTCAACAACTAAACAAGATACACGTATAAGAGGAAGACAACTCGCACTGCGCGTATCAAGTGATGCAACAAGTGATAACTGGCGTTATGGCACAATGCGTTTTGATGGTAAACCAGACGGAATGAGAGGATAACATGGCAAAAATAACAGTACCACTATTACCACATGCAACACCAGAATATGATCAAGCACAAATGGCACAAATGATTCAAACATTAGAACAATTAATTTTTGCTTTAAATAACACATATACTTCGGAACCACTTAGAAATGACAATGAAGCAGTGGCATGGTTTTTAGAATAAATGGCAAACGTATATACAAATTATAAAGCTATTTTGACTACTAGTGAGCTTACTACATTATATACAGTAGGATCAGCTACAACAGCTATTATTAAATCACTACGTGTGACTAATATAGATGAAGAAACTGATTGTAAAATAAGGACTTTTCTTGTAGATTCTAGTAGTGTAAGCTATACTATAGAGGCAAATAGAAACATACAAAAAGGCACATCTGAGGAGTTATTTAATAGCTATTCTTTTTCCACATCACCTGTAGTACTCAAGGAATCTGAGGCTATCAAGGTACAAGCGGAAAATGGTGGCGATTTACATGTTATTCTAAGTGTGTTAGAGATAAGTTAATTATTGCAATAAGGAGAAAAAATGGCTATAAATGAAGATACTACCGTGCTAGCTGGAAAGACAACAACTTCAGCACCGGATGTGGAAACTAAATCTACAATCAAGCACGCCAAAACGGGGAAGGTTTATGCAAGTGAATCAGAAGCAGAAGCCGATGTCATTAACCCTGCAACCGATACAAAACAAGAGGATATAAAAAGAGACGTGGCAATAAGCGTAAATAAATTACCAGATATATTAGGAGGTAGTTCGTAATGCTACCAGCAATAGGAATAGGTGCCTTAATAGGTGGACTAACAGCGAAACAAAGAGGTGGAAACTTTCTTAAAGGTGCACTAACAGGTGCAGCACTTGGTGGAGCCGCTGGAATGTTGGGTTCTAAAGCCGCAGGCCATGGATGGCTTGGAGCTGGCAAAGGTGGCGCAGGAATATTTGGTTTAGGAAAAGGATGGGCCGGAATTGGATTACCTTTAGCTGGAATTACTGCAGGAACTGAAATGCTTGGCCAACAAGAGGCAAACCTACAACAAAAATTAGCACAACAAGGATGGTTAGATGAAGAAGAAGATAGAAGAATTGCAAGATTAAATAAATATGCAGGATATGATGTAACAGATCCTAAAAACTTTTTAACACCACAAAAATTCTTTATGGCTGGTGGTGGACCCGTAGATGGTTCATGGACAGATGTTCCAATGGAAGAAGGTGGGCCAACAATGGACCCTGAAATAATGAGATTACCAATGGGACAAGAAGGAAGTTTTGAGGAAGAAAATGAAGGTATAGTAGGATTAGAACTTGCAGGATTAACCGATGAGGAAATGGCAGAACTACAAGCATTACAATCACTAAGTATTGTGACACCAGAAGATCATCCACAATATGAAAGAATTCAATTAAGATTACAAGAATTACAAGGAAGAATGGAAGTAGCAAAAGGTGGACACATTAATCGTCCTGGATATTTAGCTGGAGGACCAATAACTGGTGAAGATACTGGTGCTTCTGGTATAATTAAACAATCTCTTACAGATATAACAGGAGATGCAAGTGAATGGTATGATAACTTTTTAAATGCCACTCAAGCATTTCGTGGAGGTTCTGAACCAGATGAAGAAGGATATATAATGATGCCTGGACCAGACGGAGAAATGATAAAAGTTAAACCATCATTTCGTGAAGCAGGTGGACCAGATGAAGAAGGATATATAATGATGCCTGGACCAGACGGAGAAATGATAAAAGTTAAACCAGCATTTCGTGGAATAGGTGGACAAGAAATGGCACAAGGTGGCATAGCAGATTTAGACATGCGTGGTGGAGGACACTCCATAGGACCAGGCACCGGGACATCTGATGATGTACCTGCAATGTTAAGCGACGGAGAATTTGTAATGACAGCGAATGCTGTAAGGAATTTAGGCGGTGGAAACCGTATGTTAGGAGCACAAAGAATGTACAATATGATGAATTCTTTAGATCCTAATTCACAAACACCTGGAGAAATGAATGTTGCTGGTTACGGATGATAGATTGGAGATTTCTCACTCTTGATGATATTGAGTGGGTAACAAAAGTTGGCAAGCAAATGTTTGCCGATTCGGAATGGAAAGAAGGAGAGTACGATGCGAAGAAGATAGAAAAGTATCTTCATCATGTCGCAAGTCATCCCCTCTATATGTGTGGACTTATAGGGTTAAAGGATGATAAAAAGGCTGGCTTTCTCATAGGTCAGATTGGCGAGTATCGGTTTATGAATAAACTTATTGCTCGTGAAAATGAACTATGTATATTGCCGGAATACCGTGGGAGCATGGTTGCAATCACGTTAATGAAAAAATTTATTGAGTGGACTATGAAGGCAGACGAAGTTTTATTTGAACCATCAACAAACGGTGATATAAATAAGTTTGATGCTATGGCTAAAAGGTTAGGCATGGAAGTAACTAGCAAAACTTACAGGAAAAAATTATGAGTTTACCAGGATTTGGAGATCCAACTGTAGGAACACCTCCTACAACAGCGCAACAATCATACCAAATGGAAGCGCCTGAAATTCAAGCACGTAAGCTTGGGTTAATGGATATTGCTGGTAAACTAGCGCAAGGCGAAACTCCATCTTATGCAGGATTACAAATTCCAACACAACAAATTGCAGCGTTTGATCCACAGCAACAACAAGCATTTAATTTAGCATCACAAGGTGTTGGCTCTTATGCACCATATATGCAACAAGCAGGTGCTTATGCGGCGAAAGCAGCAGATCCAACGTCATATACAGATTTCTTAAATCCTTATCAAGATTATGTAACAGGAGGAATTGAAGACCAATTTGCAAAAGCAAGGAATAGAGCAGCAGCGCAAGCAGTTCAAACTGGTGCTTTTGGCACAGAGCGTGAAGGATTACAAAGATCAGACTTAGACACACAAGAAGCACAAGCTGTTGGTGAATCATTAGCACAAGGTTATGGTCAAGCACAACAGATGGCACAAAATGTTTATGGTCAAGCAGCACAACAACAAGCAGCGTTGGGTGCACAACAACAAGGGCTTGCACAACAAGATATTAATACATTATTACAGACTGGTGGAAGACAGCAACAACTTGGACAACAAGCGTTTGATGCTGACTACAGACAAAAATTACAACAAATGTACGAACCATACCAACGATTAGGATTTGTATCAGATATCTATCAAGGTGCTCCAACAAGTGCTTCATCATTGACAATGGCAACTACACCACAAGCAAATCCAATGTCACAAGCAATTGGAATGGGGATTACAGGACTAGCAGCATATCAAGGATATCAGAACCAACAAGCAGGGGGCTAGATGAGCAATACACTTAACCGTCCTATGTTTAAGCGTGGACCGGACGGACAGATGAGAGAGGCACATTATTGGGGTGGCTTAGCTGGCATTCCTACAATGTGGCGTCAAACAAAATTTCTAGCACCTAAATTTTCAAACATCGGATACAATTGGAATAAGGGAATGGCCAAATTAGGCGTTCCTAAAGTTACACGTGATGGATGGAAATTTTCAACAGGACCAAGAACAGTAAAGCCAGTTGACTACAGTGGATTAAATGTAGGCAAAACTGGTCCAAGAAATTATTCAATTACAGATGAAGCATATGATGCACGTATGCTTGATTGGAGAAAGAATTTAGATTCTTTACTAACCAAGCATGACGCAAAAGGTTTAACTTTTAAAATGATGCCGCAGGAAGTAAAAGATCACTGGGCAAGAATTCCTCGTATGCCTACAGGAAGACGAAGAGTTGAACAATTAGGATATGGTGTTGGTGTACCAATGATGTATGGATGGACAGCAGGTTATCCTGATGATCCTGAATCTAACGCAGCAGCTGAAGGTGAATCACCAATAGAAAAACCACAAGAAGGAACACAAGGTGCAGGTGTTGATGGAGCAAAAACAACTTATGATTCAGGAATAGAACAAGAAGGTGGACCTCCATCTAAAACAAAATCAGAGATTGAAAAAGACCCTGATGATAACCAAGGATTTGATTATGATGGTCATGAAGATTCAGAGTACGTAAGTCCAGGTCAAACTGAAGGGCCTGCTGGTGGACCTATACCAGAACTAATTGATGATGCTGTTACAATGGATGATAGTATTTCAAAAGAAAGCATACTTAAATACAAACAAGAATTAAAAGATATTATTGGACCAGAAGATAAGACAACAGGCTCATTACTTCTAATGCAATTAGGATTAGGAATGATGGCAGGTAAATCTAATCAACCAGGATTTGCTGGTTTTGCAGAAATACTAGGAAAGACTGGACAACAAGTTTTACCTATGTGGATGGAGCACATGGCAAATAGACGTAAAGAAGATAAAGAAATTTCACTCGCGGCTTATGAAATGCTTCGTGAAGACCGTGCGGCAAAAAGAAAACGTGAAGAAGATTTAACTGATTGGGTATGGAAAAAGGAATATGAAAATATGATGAATCCTCCAGGTGTTATGTCAAACATTATGGTTAAAAGAGTTACAGATTTAGGAAATGGTGAAACAGATGAGAAATGGGAATTATTAAAACAAACTTATAGTAAATCTGCTGAAGCAATGGAGATTATGAATAACCCTGATCAATATCCACCATCTATGTATCAAATTGTTCCACTTAATATATCTGATGCTGGAATGATTGCTGGTGGACTGTCAGATCCTAAAGGAAAATGGACAGATTCACAACGTGGTGAGAATGCACAGCTTGCAACAACACTAGTTAAAAACATCCCACAAATACTTGACTTCTTAATGAACCCACAAGTTGGACTTCATTCAGGAAACTTTAAAACAGGTTATACTGGTAAAGTTATTAAAGGACTTAGATTCTTAACAAAGGAAACTAACCAAGCACTTGACGCTATTGGACTTAAGAGTCCAATGTTAGGTGATATGTATAAAGGAATGTATGGATTCCTTGGCGCCAATTCTTCGGCTTATATAACTGAATTAAATAACACTGGTGGATTAGCACCGGCTGGAAATCAAATGTCTGATCGACATGCTACATTGGGTAAAAATGATATTTGGTATGGTGAAGCAGAAGTTAATGGACAAATGGTAGAAGGAGCTTTTGCAACAGAACAATATGTAAGAAGTTTAACAGATAATTCACTTTATGATATTGAAGATCAATTAACTAATATGATGGGTTTCTTAATGGCACGTTTGAAACAGCCTACAGGACGTCTACTTGCAGATACAATTCAAAGTTCAATTAAAGAACAAGCACCTCTTGGTGGTATGAAAGACCCTAAACAAGCGGCTAACCAAATGCACCACTTTGTTAAACGTTTATACGAAGCATATGTAAGACACGCTAAAATTGGTGGTATGGATATTGAAACACAATGGCAAGGATCATTTGGAACAATGTCTATATTTGATTATGAAAATTCATACAGACAATTTGTTGGACCAGAAGGAATGGGACAACCAGGAATTGATTTCTCTTTATTAGGAGGACAATTCCAAATGAATAATACACAAGACGCACCTGGAAATATATATTCAGGAACAAGCAATGTTACTCTTGATGGACCAGTTCCATTTGAAGACCTTATGAAAAAATGGTCCGGTGGAGAACAGTCGTTTGGTGACCAATCATATCAGGCACAATAATGAGTAGAATTAAATTAAATCCTTTCTCAACAGATCAAGTATCAACTCTTATTTTAGGAGAAGCAGGTAAGGCCAAACATATTGGTGCTAAAGATAAAGAGCTTAAACACTTAAGAGCTGGTGTACCTATTTCTGATGCGGAATATAGAATTGATCGCATAAGAGAAAATACAGCTAAAGCAAAAGATGCTGTTCTTGGAGGATTCTGGGATGCTGTAAAGGGTGGCGCGTCTACAGTTTATGATATTTATAATTATGGCCCTAGAGGAGTTCCACAACATATAAAAGAACAACGTGCTAAAGAAGCAAAAGCAGCACTTGATGCGATAAAAGCAGATGAAAATCTTCAAATTGCATTTGAAAAAGCAAGAGAAAATAGACGAGATATAAGAACAGTGCGTGCAGAGATTGCACAGATCATTGCAGCAGCACAAAAAAGAGAAGATAATGAACCAGGAAGCGTGAACCAAGGACAACTTGAAGCCGACCTTCTTCGTTATGCACAACAAAATGGATACACGGCACGTGAAATTCAAGGTGGTGAAGATGTTGATGTAGATTTAATGCCGGATCCATATGGATTAGCAACAGATCAACCAAATCCTTTCCCTGAAGCAGAGAACCTAGCGAAATTTGGTGCGGGTATAACTGGAAATATAATGGGATATAACATGTCCAAACACTGGGCAATTGCACAACCTTCAGCTATGAGAACAGCTGGAGCAGCTTTTGGTAAAGGTGTACAAGCAGGAGGAAAATTTTGGAAAGGTGGGCCTTACTGGGGTAGAATTCTTGGAGCATTAGGTGGTGGTCTTGTTGGTGTATTAACAGCAGATTACGGATATGAAACAGCGTTAGATGTTGCAAATGCTGGTGGTGCATTTGGAGAAAAAGGAATTAATAGACCAGGAATTGCAGCAAGAACACGTGGCTTATTAAATACTGCTGAGCTAGAAACAAAACTTACACTTGGAACTGGTTATATTGCGCCTGGAATAAATCAACTTAGAAACTTAACTCGTGCAGGATTAGGTGCAGGAAAAAATGAAATGGGACAAGCCGCACTTGGAGGAATGTTATCAGAAAAATTTATTAGAGCTGGTACATATGGCGGATGGAAAAAATTAGAAGGTGTCAAAGATCCAATATTAGGTATTACTGATATTAGTAGATTTAGAGCGATACAGGGTATACCAAATATTCTTGGTAGATTTCCATTTATTGGTGGTGGAATTCAAAAGAACCTTGCACAGCGTGCAGAAAAACTAAATGTTATATTAAATAATATGACTGATAGAATTGCCCCTTCAGTAAGTTATCATCAACTATCAGAAGCTGTTGTTGCAAGTTCAAAAACAACAGTTGGAAAATTAGCAAAAGAATTACAAAAATTAAGATCTGAATGGTTCTCACATGCAAATGCACGTGGAGCAAACGTTAAACTTGCAGGAAGTGGTTCTTTAAAAGACACTTCTCCTCATTCAATTATAGAAGAATTTAAAGCGTACATAAATCAAATAAAAGGAAAAGGTGTTGATGGAACACCACTACCTGGTCCAACAAAAGACAAGTTGGATGATTTCTTTAATAAAATTTTACAAGAACCAGGATCTGTTACGCTTGCAAGAGCTGATGAAATGTTAAATGAGCTTGGAACAGTGATGAGAATGGGTGGTATGAAAACAAATGCTACAGCAATTAATTTTGCAGAAAAATTTACACAATCTATTCAAAACGCTATGCGTAAAGTTGATTTAGGTGAAGGTGGAAAAGCTGCACTTAAAAAATATGATGATCTATGGGCTCAAGGAAAATTATTAATGGAGTCTCCAGTTGCTAAACAATTAGGTCTATCGGAAGAAATGCTTTACGGATATCAATATTCATTAATGAATAAAGGTGTTAAATATGCAGATGATTTATTAAATACAGCTAAGCTTCTTGAATCACCAGATGCTATGAAAAATTTACACACCCTTGTTGGACCTGATATTTTTAGAGGAATGATGAGACGACATATTATTAATGCGTATGATAGCGCACTTACAACATGGCCTGGTAAATCTTTTATGGACATGAATGTTTCAGATCTTGCTGGACCATTTGCTCTTAAAGCAAGGAATTTAAAAAATTTACGAGCTGGTGAAACAGCATTTGGTGCAGAAGGTGCTGCTACTAGAGCAGTTGCAGGTGGACAAGTTGCAACAAAAGCAATTGATCCTATTAAATTTATTAAAAATCTTGGATTAGATAAACAAGTTGGAATGGATAATAGATTATGGAAAACAATTGAAGAAGGATTATCTATAGCTCAAAAAGGACAACCAGGAAAAAACTTACCTAAATGGGCTAAGCATTTTGATGATGAATTAATTGATGCAGGCGCTAAAGCAGAAACAATTAAAGTTTTAGGAAACTCACAAAAAGTTATTGCTAATCCAGGTTTTGTTACAGGAAATGATTTACGGGAATTTGCAACTATTCTTCAAAGTTCATTTAGAAATGGAATACCTGATATTAGTACATTCATTGCAAGAAGAGCACAAATTTCTGGATTAAAAGGAGCACTACGTGCATTTATGCCGGGTCTTGGAATGACAAAAGCAGCTGGTTATGGTGCTGCAGCCGGTGGAGTCGCGCCGTTTGCTAGTATGATACATGGTGTAGCTTTTTCATTAATTGCAAGACAAGGTGGTAAATCATTAACTAACCCAGTTAACTTAAGAGCATTTAATCAAATATTAAAAGCAACCGATGAGGATATTGCTAATCTTTATAAACCATGGACGTATGGTAAATTTGGAACAGCCCCTAAATCAATTGCATTAGCTAATGCTTTAAGAACAATTGGTGCAAACTTTAATGGTGATTTAGATGAATTAGAATTATCATTAGCTGATGTTGAAAATAACCAAAAAAGAAGAACACAGTATTCAAATTTTAGATCTGAAATAGATCAATTAGCGGGACAAGGAGAACAAACAACTGAAGAACGTAAGAAAAACATCTTCGATAAAATGAAAGAAGCTCGAAGACTTGAAGAGATCCGTAAGGAGTCGCTCACTCCTACGGTAACTGGTGGTGCTGATGTAGGATCAGTTTCACCAATTTCTAGCCCAACGTCTGTAGGTGCTACTACTAATTATGGTGGTGGCACTACAGGCTCATCCATTGCTAATAATACAGCAATGAATCCTGGAGCAGCGGCTAATTTATATACAGGAAATACTGATGCAGCACTAGCAGCGCAGTTTGGTACTCCTGCAGGACCAACAACACAAATGCCTACGGCAGCAAGAGGAGGCATCATTTCATTGGTGAGTTAATATGAGTCTTAAAGATATAATTTGGTCGGTTGGAATAATCTTGGCCCTTGGTGTAACATGGGGAATGACATCACAACGTATCTCTGCTATGGAAAAAGATGTTGATAGATTAGAAGAAGCTTTAATATTATTTACTAAAATGGAATCAAGAATCGCTGTTATAGAAACAGAGGTTAAAAACATAAATAAAAAATTGGATAGAATGTAATGCAAAAAAATTATCAAAAATGTTTAGAGACAATACTTCACCATGAAGGTGGATATGTTAATCACCCACAAGATCCAGGTGGAGAAACTAATCTTGGAGTTACTAAAAGAGTTTACGAAGAACATGGTGGCACTAAAGATATGAAAGAATTAACAGTAGAAGATGTGGCACCAATTTACAAAAAAGGTTATTGGGATAAAATGAAATGTGATGATCTACCTTCTGGCTTAGATCTATGTGTATTTGATTTTGGTGTTAATGCTGGTCCAGGTAGAGCAGCAAAATATCTGCAAACTTTAATAGGCACTAAAGCAGATGGTGGTATTGGTCCTATGACACTTGCAAAGGTAGAAGAATATATTAATAAATTTAATGTGGCACACGCCATTGATCATTATCAAAATAATAGACAAAAATATTATGAAGAATTATCTACTTTTAAAACCTTTGGTAAAGGTTGGACACGAAGAGTAAACGAAACTACTAAATTAGCATTAGAATTATAAAATTATGTTTGCAGGACTAGCAACATTAGCAAGAACTATTCCTAAAATATTTAGAGGAAAACCTGACTTATTATTAGAATCTGGTCTTATCCCTACAACACTTCCTAAACACACGAGGACTAAACCCAGAACTAACTTATCCGATTTAAAAAATGTTTTAACAAAACATATAACTAAAGAAAATCCTATAGATGCGGCATCAGATTTTAAAGCAGCGAGAGTTGATCCTAAATTTGAATTTTTTGATGATGGTATTTCAGGAATTGGCCCATCGATTTACCGTGGAGCAACTCTTATTGATGATCCAGCTCAAATTTCTACCAAAAGACAAATGAAAATATTAAAAGATGATGAAAAATTTTTTACTAATGATCCTATAGAAGCAGCACATCATGGATATGCACATCAATCTGCAAACAATCCTGCTATTATTTTAAGAATGGCTAGAGATAATGCCAATATACGAACAACGAAACATGGTATGACAAAGCCAGGTGGTGGACATTTACTTGTATCCAATGAACAAGAAGCAATGATTCCTGTTTTAATGAATATTATTGTAAGATTAAAAAAAATGGGATGGAAAGATGCTGAAATTTTTAAATATGTTAAAGGATTATATCAAAACCCAAGACCTAAAAAAATATTTAATCGTGGCGGAATAGCATCAATTATGATATAATGCTGCAGTGCAAATAACACAGAAATATAATTACGCAGATCTCAAACGTCAGGACGGTGATACTAGATTGTATTTAACACCTGATGGTGAGGCATTACCCTCAGTTACAACCATACTTGGTAAAACTAAAGATAAAACGTTTTTAAAAAAATGGCGTCAAAAAGTTGGCGAGAAAAAAGCAGAGCAAATCATCAAGGATTCTGCCCAGATTGGAACCGCGCTCCACCTATATATAGAACGTTTTGTGAACGGAGATAAATACAAAGATTTAACGGAAATAGGTGTCCAGGCCGAAAAAATGGCACAAAAGATTATAGATGAGGCATTTAAAGATATAACAGAAATATGGGGATCAGAAGTACACTTGTATTATCCTGGTCGCTATGCTGGAACAACAGATATGATTGGTGTCTATAAAGGTAGACCAACTATAATTGACTTTAAACAAACTAATAGACCAAAGAAACGTGAATGGGTACAAGATTACCTAATGCAGCTTTCTGCTTACGCCGTGGCCCATAATAAGCTATTTAACACTGAAATAGATCAGGGTGTAGTGCTTATGTGTTCACGTGATTTAACATTTCAACGATTTGAGCTTCTAGGTGAAAATTTTACCCGTGCTACTGATGCATTTATGAAGAAGCTTGACTTATACAACGAAAGTATTATATAATATACACAGGATGCCATAATGGGTCCTACAATCTTGCTTTAATAGGAGGTTTATATGAATGAATTAGAGCTAATACG